CCTAATTCGCCCCAACAAGCCGCGCAGACCTAAGCAAGCCCGCAAGCGTATCATCCGAGAAACTGGAATTGCTATGGCCTCAAATTTCGTCGGCCCGGAAATGGCTCGGATTGGCTATCAAAGTGGTGCAAAGTTGCTCAAGGGCATGCGTATGTCTGTCAAAACTCTTGTTTTGTCTTCCCACGCTTCCAAGTACCTCCTTTCCTTTGTCAAACCCTTCGACAACTCAGTTCAGCAAGCGTCAATTCCACGACCACCAGCCGTGCGTAGCTTCAAGGTGACTGGTTTCATCCGTGGTGGAGGCCAGATTGGAGATGCAGGTTTTGGCTTCGTTGCTGTGAACCCAGTGCTATGCAATGACCGGCCTTGTTGTTGGTACACAACCTCTGCCTACACCCACACTGTTACAGGTGCCCCGATTAATGATTTCAATTTCACAACACCAACCTATAAGGCTGGTGGTGTGAATTGGCCGGCATCTGCAACAATGACCAATCTGCCATACAACTTTAATTCCTTGAATGCCAGTGGAGGTTCTACAGGTTCAAACTTGGAAGTGGCGGGTCGCATTGTGTCCTGTAGCATGCGAGTGTATTACACTGGTACCACATTCAACGAAGGTGGTAGTTACTATGCGTACTCTGATCCCGATGTCAACAATGTTCTGGGTGACAACCACAGTACCGTTCAAGCCCCAACAGGATACTCAGCTGCAGATTTGCTAAGCAAAGACGCTACTGAGGTGATCAAGGTCAAGAATGGTTCCGAAGCGCGTCTGGTCCGAGTTTGCACTGACCCTAACATGGATGACTATCCACGCAACAATGCGGCTGTCCTCAGGAAAATCAGCCCATACAGCGGTGGAGAGTACTACAATCCTGCCGGGGACTACGTAGCTGCCGCCAACATGGTCATCGCCATCGATGGCACTCCTAAACAACCTTTTTACTTTGAGGTGGTCACACACGTCGAGTACATCGGAACAGGTGTCACCCAGGGTTTGTTGTCGGACAGCAACAACGATGCAGTTGGTTATGACTGTGTTAAGAATTTGTTGCAACACGCCCAACGCGAGGTAGCCACGAATCCCAACAGAACTTTCGCACAAGCGCTGCAAACAGAAATGCGCAGGCAAGGAGTTAGTATGGGTCACGGGCAACGGAGCGTTGATTACTAGGTCGGGCGGGTTTCAGGGTGCGTCCCTGAAACCCTCGGTCACGCAGGTTCACGTGGACGGGGGATGTCCTATGGTAGTGCTGAATGCATGCCACAGGAGAGTAAGAAAGTTTTGAG